CTTTCGCCCGCCCCACGCCTACAGACCACGGTTAGGAGTCGCAAACGCCCAACGTGGCAAACGCATCGCTTCCAGAGAAGCTGGAGCTGTCCGGCACAGCGCAGTCCGGCAGACCGAGGTCCGCGGTGCAGCGCTTGTAGAGGATGGGGACGACGTGCTGCGGCCGAATCGGCTGGTAGGCACGAGTAATCTGATACTTGTGCCAGCCGAAGTCGCCGAACTGGTTACAGTCGTTGTCCACGATGTAGTGCCACTCCAGCTCACCCATGTGAAGCTGCGGGGCATACTTGAACGTGCCTTCGCCGACATACTTCTCGGGCACCAGCCGGTTGAAGGTGTTGTCGAACATCAGGAACCCGACCTCGTAGGTCGCGGCCAACCACGCGGGGTTGATTTTCGCGAATGCCGTGTTCTTCGACACGTTCGCGACGTTCACGACGGGGTCAACCAGAATCAGGTTGCCGTCGCCGTCGAAACCAGTGGCGCGGAGCGGACGCTGGTCCACACCGAAGGCGATGCCGCGGTAAGCGGGGGCCTCTTCGAACTGGTAGGCGCTGACCGATTGCTCGCCCAGCTTGTATCCACCGGTCGTCAGACCGATGAGGATTTCCTTCACGCCAATTTCATTGCGGAAACTCTCGATGATGTCGGAGCTGCCGATGAAGCGAGCGTGGGGCATACCCTTGCCTTCGCTGTCGAACATGGAGGCGAACAACGCCTCTTTGACGAACCGCGTGACGTAGTGCAGAGCCTTGAAGCTGAGCGGACCCGTCGGATTGAGCGGAGCGAACTGGACGCCGAGGTCCGTTTCGGTTCCACCGGTGAACAGCGAGTCGAAGTCGTAACCCGCGACCGCGTTAAATTTCGACGCCGAACGCAGATAGAGCTGCGCGCGAATATCGGAATTCACGTATTGGGTAATCAGCTTACGGAGCGAATCTTCGGCCGAGAGGTAGCTCGACTTGAAGGCCGCGTAGCCTTTCTTGACACACACGCGAGGACCGCGACCGCGCTTGGTTTCCAAGCGAGCCGTGAAATCAATCGCGTCGGTGAGGTCCTGGATGCCGTTGGTTCCGCAGACTTCAGTGTCGCACTGAAAAGTCGGGAGAGCCAGCGAGTCGCCAGGAGCCGCCTGCATTTGAACGGGAAACCTTATTTCATCGGAAACCCCTGATGGAAAGACACCTCCACCGATGACATTGATGAACACGCTGTTTGCAGCGAGAGTTTTCGCCACAGTCCCTACGAGACGGGACACGTCTTTTTGCGCAATCTCAGAAATCTGGTCTGCGCTGTTACATTCTCCAGCCATAAAAAACCTAGTTGGTTTCTGTCCTCGGGAAATATCCGTCGGACGGTTTTCCTCGCAATTGGGCTGCGAAGTTACCCTGTCAGCGCCGGCCAGCCGCCAGACAGTTTAGGCCGATTGCCCCAGACCAGTAGGGCCGTTAGGTCGTAGGAGAAGTGTCCCGAAAACCGAAAAAGTCAAGAGGGATTCTGCTTATGCTCGCGAAGGTAGGTTGCGGCCAGCTCAAGCCGCTCGGGGGAATCACCAAACTTTCCCAGTCCGGTGTTGCATTCAAAACAGAGTAGGCCCCGCAACTTGCCGGTAACATGGTCATGGTCAATGTGTAGAACCTGACCGCGACCACCGTGTTTGGGTTTGGGGCAGCCGCATATCGCGCATCGGTTTGCCTGCGACTCCGCCATGGCGTCCCGCTGTGCAGAGGTTATCCCATGTGTCCGCATATAGGCGGCGTTTCGGTTACATTCAGCCGCCCGAGCCTTATTTTTCAGCGCCCAGCCGCGGTTCCGAGCCAAAACCGCGCCCCGGTTCGCCGCGTAATATGCAACATGCCGGGCCTTTTTGCATTCGCGACAGTGACAATCAAGCCCGCCCTTGTATTTCGCGGATTTATGAAATGCCTCGGGGGGCTTAGTCTGTCCGCACTTTGTGCAAGTCTTCACACCTATCCCAGTGTGGACTTTTCCGCGAATGTCAAGACCCCAACGTCATTCGCTGCAAGAAGCCCCGATACGTCCGCTCCAGGCCCTCCGGAAAATCCACCTTCGGACGCCAGCCCAGGCCGCGGATGAACGAATTGTCCAGCACCTTGCGGGGGACGCCCGTCGGCTTAGAGTCGTCGAAGAAGAGGGCGCCCTGGTAGCCGACCACGCGGCGGACCTCGTCGGCAATCGCGCGGATGGTCCATTCGTCGCCGCTGCCGGTGTTCACCGGCTCCCGGCCGTCGTAGGCGTGCATCAGGAAAAGCAGGGCCACAGCGAGGTCATCCGCATAAAGCAGCTCGCGCTTGGCCGTCCCGTCGCCCCAGACCGCCAGCTCCGGCAGCCCCAGCATTTTGGCTTGGTGCATGCGCGTAATTAGCCCGGGGACGACGTGCGACCGCGCGGCGTCGAACCGGTCGCCCGGCCCGTAGAGGTTCGGCGGCTGGGCGCAGATGAAGTTTTTCCCCTGCTCGTCCCGGAGGTATTGGCAGAGCCGGATGCCGGCAAACTTGGCGATGCCGTAGGCCTCGGTCGTCGGCTCGAACGGCCCGGTGAGCAGCGCGTCCGGCGTGATTGGCTGGGTGGCGTTCTTCGGGTAGATGCAGGACGACCCCAAAAAGAGCAGCTTCTTCACGCCATACGCCGCCGCGTTCGTGATGACGTTGGTCTGGATGGCGAGGTTCTTGAGCAAGAAGTCCACGCGGTGCGTGTCGTTGGCCAGGATGCCGCCGACGTGCGCCGCGCACAGGAAGACGTATTCGATGTTGTGGACAGAGAAGAACCAACGGACGAGGTCCGGCTTGGTGAGGTCCATCTCGGCGGAGGTCGCCGTCACGATGTTGTGGAAGCCCCGCACGCGGAGCAGTCGAAGCACGGCATCCCCGACGAGTCCGCGGTGGCCGGCGACATAGATTTTGGAGTCCAAGTTCATTTGAAAATATCTTCCAGTCCGGACATGGGGCATTCAGACGGCGGCGCCGGCAGGCTATTAAGAGCGCGAATCATCTCGGACTTGGGGTATCCCAAGCGCGTGCAGGTGTCCTCCGGCAGCCATTCCAGATATCGCTCGGCCAAAAATCGGTGCTTGGGGTCGGACAGCGTCTCCATCCATTTTTGCACACTCTCATTGACGGGATGCGTGTGCTTGGGTATTCCCACGGCGTCGCCCATTCGCCCGAACGGCTTCGGCTTGGTGCCGTAGTTCAACATGTCTGGCTCAAACGGCAGTTCGAGTCGGTCGCATAGGAGCGAGAATTCCGGTTCGGGATGCTGCGCGAAGTTCTCGTATCGAAACTGGATAGAGTCGCCCTTGAAGAAGTCGAGAGCTGCCGCCATGTGACGCGGGCCGTTTTTCAGGTCCGGCAGGTGGCCGTGAAATGCGTGCCACTCGCCCTTAAGCCAGGAGTCCAGCGTGGACGCCAGAATCGCTAGCGGGTTGCGGAGGATAAACACGAATTTCGCCGCCGGGAACACGCGCTTCAGTTCAGGAGCGATGTAAAAATATCGGGGGGTCTTGTCGAGGAAACACTGTTTGTCGGCGGGTGTGACCCCGTTGTAGAGCCCGCAGAACAGGTGTCGCAGTCCCTCGACATACGCCTGCTCGCCGCCGGGGAGAACTTGGCAGAAATCCTTCAACCCTTCGCGCGCGAGATTGGCGTCGTAATCCGCCGTGTGGCCAGCGTCGCGCAACGCGTAGAGCGGGTGGAGCATAATCCAGGGTTCGGCGGTCGCGAAAATTTTCGAGTGGCCCGCGAGCACGCGCTGAACGAGCGTGGTGCCGGAGCGCGGCGTGCCGATTGCGAAAATCAGATTTTCTCCCAGGGGTCCAATCACAGGTATTTCTTTCGGACTAGCTCGCGCACGTCGTCGGTCTTGCACCCGTGCAGGTAGCTGACGCCTGCGTCAAGCAGCGCGTTGTAGGTCTCCTGGGTGACCTGCGGACAGCGCCACCAAGACCGCATCTGTTTACAGTCGGCCCAGCCCATGCGCTTGAATTGCGGTGCAAGAATCCAGTCCCAGCCCGCGCGCGGCGTGCAACCGCCCAGCTTGCGGGTGAACCAGTGCAGAAAAGACATGTCGCCAGAGACGAAGCAGTTGCCGTTGATATGCTGCTTCCCGGCGGTCGGCACGCCGTCGGCAATCAATGGGCCGAATACGCGAACTGGTTTGACCGCGTTCGCCTCGTCCCACGCGCGCGAGAGGTCCTCTATCCAGCCCGTCCGAAGTGGCGCACCGTCCGCCTCCAAAAGGAGGACAGCCTTGTAAGGAGGGATACGCCGGGCCGCACCGTAATCGTGGACGTAATCGAGAGTGCCGAAGACGATGTCGTTGCAGCCGGCAGGCCAACCCACGCCCCGGCGTCCGCGACAAATGTTTGTGTGGACTTTGAATTTTCGGGAGACATACTGAATGGTGTCGAGGTCATGCGTGCAGTCGAAGCGCGCAGAGAAAAGCACGTCGGCGGACTCGGACATACGCGGTTCCAGGTCGGCGACCAGCCGCGCAAGTTTGCACATCATGGCCTTGTCACCTTCCCAGAACAGGAACGAGAGGAGAATTTTATCGGGTCGGTTTGCCATAACAGTAGCTGCCGATGTGGCCGCAGAGACAGCCCATGTCCACGAAGGGTTGGTGCCCCGCCTGGGCCGCGCGCACACAAAACTGCACGTCTTCCCCCATGCCTAGGCTGGAGTTTCGTTTTGAAATCGTCAGCGCGTCGCTGATAAAGCGCATCGCCGCTGCGGGGTCCGCCATCGCGACGGCTTTCTCCACAGCTGCGCGCAGGTCGTGCTCGGAGCTGGTGAACCACTGGCCCCCGAGCCCGTTCGCGCCGCGCGCGAGGTGCGGGAATTTCTTCTCTATGTCCTCGAACACGGACCGGTGGACCAGCATGCTGCCGGTGCCGACCCAGCGTGTGGGTTTGCACTCATCATGCGGGCCGGACCGCGCATACTTCAGTTCTTGCGCGTCGCAACCTTCGCCATACATCGCTTTGCCGTTTTCCCAACGACCCATGTATAGTGCGCCAACCAAGGTCTTACCGTGGGAGAGAAGGCGGTCAATGACGTGGAGTCCGGCAAAGCGCTCAGGCAGATTGAAGCCAGTGAACGAATTAAAAAGTTGAGCATTGCCAAATGGGACGACCATGTCGTCGTCGATGGTTAGCAGCCACTCCATCTTTGTTCGGAGGAATTGGTCGGCCAGTTTGTTTCGAGAATGAACAATGAACGCATCGCCGAAGTCCAGCATCGATGCCGTCTGCGCCGTCTTCGCACGGTTCAGCAGAGACATCACCGAAAAAGCCATCCGTGGCTCCATCGATTTGTAACTCGGTAGGCAGATGCAGACCTGTCGGCTCATTGCTTGGCTTCCACTTCAGCCCGGTGCCGGTCGAGCGCATCGCCGGGCTTCTCGTTGATGCCGGCGCCCACCGCATTCGGTGCGTTGGTCGTGGCCGGCGTCTCGCGCAGGCGATTGGTCGAGCCCTTCTTGACCTTTTCAAGGAGCGCCTTGGCGGCGGTCAGCTCGGCGGTCAGCTTCTCCACCTCGGCCTTGTGCGAACTGATGGCGGACGTGTAGTCCACGCGCAGCTTCATCAGCTGGGCCAGACCGACGGCGAGGAACGACCGCATCTCGGGGCTGTCGTCTTCCATCGCTTCCTTGATGGCTTCCTTGGTGTCGTTGAGCATTTTGTTGTGCTCCACGATGGACGCCTTCTCGGCCTCGGTGGATTTGTCCGTGGGTTTCTTCTCCACGAACCAGTCCATCTTCGGCAACATCGAGTCCAGCGACTTCGAGGCCTGCGCGCGAAAAGCCTGCTTGCTCTGCTCACCGGCCTGGGCGCGCTGGGTCAAAAACTCTTCGGAGTTTTTCTTGGCCGCGGCGACGGCGGCGGCTTTCTTGTCGCGGAGGTCTTCGAGCTGGGTCAGCTTCACTTCGATGAAGCGGCGGGCCTGCGACGGAATCTTTTCGAGGATGGGGTCCCACTGCACCTTGAAGATGCCGCCCATTCCCTTGATTTTTTCGATGGTCGTATCGGCCACGCCCACTGCCTTCAGCCGTCCGTAGATGGACTCGGCGTTCGAGTTGTGCTCGTCGTCGAATTTCTTGAACTCCGGGTCCGCCTCCACGTCCAGCTTGCGCCGGAATTCACGAAGCTCCTTCAGCTCCTGCTCGACCTTCGGGTCCACGCGGCCGGCTTTCTCGGACAGCTCCTTGTATTTCTTGTCCAGCTCGTCGCGCTCCGCCTGGAGCGTGGCTACCTTTTCCTTGGCGAGCCGCTTGACGTTCTCGAACGCCTCCGCGGCCTTAGGCTTGAGGTTAGCCGGCGGGGCCACGTCGAACGGGTCGGCCGGCGCCGGGTCGGGCTTCGGTTCGGGGGCCGGGTCCGGCTTGGGCTCGGTCGGGGGCGTAGCCGGCACGATGGGCGCGGGTTCCGCGGGCTTCAAAAACTTGCCATCAGGTCCGCGCGCGGGCGTCGGCGTGGGGTCGGGCTTGGCCGGCGGCGTGGGCTGGTTGTCGTCCTGCTGTTGCTTCAACAAGTCGTCCAGCGCGCTCGATGTCTCGGCGGAGATGGACGGCATGTTCGCGCTGAGGTCAGCGCCGGGTGCGTTGGGGTTCGTGGGAGCGGGCATAGGTTACTCTGTAGGGTTTTCGTCCTCGGGAAGCTGAAGCTCCTTCGGCCAATTCTCGTTTGCGTCGAGGTCCGGGTATCGGCTCTCGGGTTCCGGCTGCGGCGGCTGGTGCGATTGCAGGTCCAGAAAAGTTTGCACTGCGCGTTGGTAGCCCTCGCGCAGAAGGGTTGACACGAGCAACGTGTGAGGCGTGCTAGGGTCGAAAGGTGGAAGCTGGTAGAGCGTGGACGCCAGGGCCGCGGCCCCAGTGTTCGAGGCGATGAAGTCCTTGAGAATTTTCGCGTTGGTGCTATCCCATGCGATGGGTTCGTTTGCGTTCATGGTCTGTAGGGGACCGGATTAGATGGCTGGTGCTGGGGCGGCTTCGGGTGGTGCGGGTTCGGGGGCGGGCGCGGCCTCGGGCGCCGGCTCGGGCGCAGCGGGTGACACGCCAGGGATTGGTTGACCGTTTTCGTCGAGGGGGCCAGGAGGAGCGCCCGCCTGAAGTTCGGCGTGGCGCTGCTCGGCTGCGGCCTGTTGCTGAGCCGCCTCGGCGAGCTTCGGCATTTCGGCTGCGAGTTTGTTGATGATGTCCGTGAAGGGGGCCATGTCCTGCTTGCTCACGCCCACTTGCAGGCCGGCCTGCTCGTGCATCTTCGCGTGCTTCAGGATTGCCATCAGCGTCGGCAGCGCGTGCGGGTCTTGGACGACGTGCTGCGCGGTCGTTTCCAGCGCCGGCATCAAAACGCCGAGGTGGATGAGGTGGCCGTCGCGCGGTGACACCGGCACGTCCGCGTTTTGCGGGATGATGATGGACGCCAGCTCCAGCATTTGCTGCCGGGCCTGCTCCGCCTGCTCCGTCGGGTCGTTGTCGGGCAAAAGCACGGCGTCGGCGAATTCCTCGTCGATGAGCGCGGTGAGTTTGCGCCGCTCCATCTCTTTTCCGTTGTAAAGCGGGTTGCCGCGGGCTTCCTGCGCGATGATTACGATTTGCTGGCGCTCGATTTCGGTGTAGTCCTTCACCGTCTCGGCCGAAGGCATATTCGCGAGCATGTCCAACTCCTCGCGCGACATAATTTTCAACAGGCGGTCCTGCATCGCCTTCGCATCGTCCTCGGAAGTGTTCGGGTCGCACATGCGCTTCTGCATGGGCGTCACCATCGCCGAAAATTGCGTGAGGAACCGCGAGATGATGTTGTCCTTGGTCTCTTCCTCGCGTGAGGCGAGAAAATCCACCGCGGCTTTGGTCACCCGCTCGCCTTCGAGCGCTTTGGGCGTCGTGGCGCCGGCCATCTGGTCCAAAAGGTTCGTCAGGAACTGGTCCAGCTGGATAAACGGCTCGACGGCGGCGTCCAGCTTGCGTTCCGACACGCTGTAGCCCTGCGCGATGAGAATCGCGTTGCCGACGACCGACATTCGGAAGCGCTTGAGGACTTTTTCGTCCGCTTGGATGATAACTTTGCCGGAAAGGTTGAGCCGGTCCACCACTTCGTTGCGCGAACGGTCGATGATGCCGGCGATGGAGTAAAGTTCGCGCCCGATTCCCTTCGAGCCGTGGATTGTGCCGTTGCCCTGCTGGAAAGTGAAGAAGTGGGCCGCATCCCACATGCTTTCGTATTGGTCTTCGCTCGTGAACAGCTCGGTGAACGTCTTTTCCTCGAAAATGTAGTGGGAAACCTTGCCGTCAATCTCCGTCGCGAGCAAATGCCACACGACTACGACCCGCGCGCCGGACTCGTGGCTCAGCCCGAGGTTCGACTCGCGAATCAGGTCCTCGTAAACGCGTTCCCACGCCGAATACTGCGAGCGCCGGTCCTGGGGCATCGATGCGTTGAGCATCATCACCGCGTTTTCGATGTTCCAGCCGCGCGCGATGGCGGATTCCTTGTCGCGGATGAGGTCGAACAGCTCGTGGAGCAGGAAAACTTCCTTCAGGCCGACGACCTGGGCCTTGCCGGGCGTCGGTTTCGTGCCGGTCGGAATCGCCATGAAGTCCTGGCGGAAAAATTTCGGGAACCAGCTGAACTCGTCGAGGTGCGCGACGGCCGCGAACCCGAAAAGTGCGTTCTCCTGCGCCAAGTCACCGAGAAAATCTCGCCAACCGGGACGATTGCGCGCGGTCGAGGTGATTTCGCGACGGAAGGCCTCGGTTTTTTCGGCGGCGCCCTCAATGTCCTCGGGTAGCGAGGAGTTGGTGATGTATTTCGTGGCCTCGACCGCCTGCACGAAGCGCGGCGCGACCTTTTCGACCAGCATCGCGAGGACCTTCGTTGAAAAATTTGCTTTCCAAGCCAGCCCTTCGTTCTCCAACGAGTCGGTGCGGTGCGGCTTCTCGCTGTTGACCTTCGCCTGGATGCGCGCGTTCTTGATGTTGCGCTCGCGCGAGGCGGCGAGCAGCGTCATTATGATGTTCTTCGCCTGAATCGCATCCCGAATCGCCCGGTTGCCGGGCTTCAGGTTCTTGCTCAGGTCGGGCGGAGATACCGCTCCCTTGAAATCCCCGGGCGGCGTGCTGCCGTAGGCGGGCTCTGGTGTCGATGGAGTGAGAGGCATCTTCTTCTTAAGTGCAGATTTTCAGACGTTTGTCAAGGGCCAGCGATGGTCGGGGCATTTCTCGGTGGCGAGCTTGGCTTTCGCGGCCACGAAACAGCCGCACAGCTCGCACTGCTTGGTCTTCGGCAGGAAGTGCGGGCACCGGTGGCAGGCGTCCAGGCGCTGCCCCTCGATTTTTTCGCCCACGAAAACTTTGGAGCCGGTGGAGACCGCAACCACCACGCGCTTAAGGGCTTTTACCGCGTTTTTCGCTTCTTTCCGCATGAGGTGCATCCGACGTTCTGTTGTGGCATAACTCGTTTCGGCCGAGACGTTTGCGTGCTCCGGCAGTAGCCGGGGAAGTTCCTGCACAGCTGGGCGTTGACCTCCTCGGCGGGGTCCCCCACCGCTAAGTGATTGATGACACGATAGTTAATCACGCGCGCGATGAGCTGGGCCTTAGACGCGCCGCGGTGCTTAACCTCCTGGGCATCAACGAATACCCAGCCACCGGGCGGGTGCAGTCCCGGGTTGAATTTCACGCTCATAATACGAGGTCGTCCACCGCGGTGTCGAGGTCTTCGAACCGGTTCATCCGGTCGCAGCCTATGTCCCGCACGTGCGGGTTCCATTCGTCCGTCTGGGTCTCAACCGGCTCCACGTCCGTGTCGCCGGCCATGCTGGGCGTGAACCCGAAGCCCTTGCGACAAGCCTGTAGGAAAAGCGTGAAGGCGTCCGCGTTGTCCGGGGACTTGCCGGCGTGCCGGGACTTGTATTCCTTCTTGGACTCGACGTGCGACTTCTTGCCGACCATCCGGAACAGCCGGTCCGTCAGCTCGGGATACAGCTCGCCGGAGTCCAGCTCGAACGCGACGAACAGGTATTTGAACTCCAGCCACCGGCGCAGCGCGAACCACAACTCCGAGTTGACGCGGTCGTAGAGTTCCTTGGCGGTGTCCTCGTCTTCGAGGAACACCCGAACGTCCGAGGCGCCCTCGTAGAAGTTCACGCCGATGACCATGGGCGACCAGCGCGCGCGCATGTAGTCATAGACGCCCTGGCCGTTGCCGGTCCGGTCCACCGCGAGGTGCTCCGGCCGAATCTTCAGCGCGCGGCACAGCCGCATAATTTCGTCGCCCACCGCGAAGGTGTCCCCGTTGGCGATGGGGAAAATCTTTTCGGCCAGGGCGAGATACTTCGGCGCCTTGTGTCCGTTGCGGTCCGTGAACCAAATCGTTTCGCCTTCGGGGTGCTTCAGGCTCGGCCCCAGCTTCACGCCGGCGGCGCGACCGAAAAGACCCTTGCACAGCCGGCATGCGTCACCGCCTTCGAGCGCGAGGTCGGCCCCCGCGACCGGCGTCGGCGTGTCATACCAGATGACGCTGCACTTCAGGTTGAGCGTGAGCCCGGTCGGGATGACCGCG